CGAGCCAGCATTTGTATTGGCTGGTATGCTATAGCTTGTGTTGACCGTTTGTCCATTCTGGAAGAACACACTGTCAGTTCCACCACCAGTTGCACCACCGCCGATAGAGCCCCAAGCCGTGCCATTGTAGCCTTCGAATTGGCTTAATGTCGTATTGAAACGGAAGTAACCAGTAGCAGGGCTAGGCCGCTGTGCTGTCGTTCCTGTCGGGATATAGGCTGATCCAGTAGCGCTGTCTTGAGCCACGAACCCTGCGCCACTGACGTATGCCGCTACCCAAGCCGAGCCAGTGTAAACCTTCATAATTCCAGAGACGGAATTGAAGTATAAGGCTCCGGCAACCAAGGCATTACCGTCATTGTCGAGCGTCGGATCAGATGTCTTTGTTCCGAGATAACGGTCGTCAAAGTTATCAAACGCCGTCAGCGTCTGGTCTCTTGCTGCCTCTGCCGCTGTCTGGGCTGCCGCCGCATTAGAAGCCGATGTAGAGGCCGCTGAAGCCGATGCAGAGGCAGCTGAAGCCGAGGAAGCCGCATTGCTGGCCGACGTAGACGCGCTGCTTGCAGAACTCGCCGCATTACTGGCTGAAGTCGATGCGTTGCTGGCAGCCGTTGAAGCCGTGCTTGCCGACGAACTGGCAGAACTGGCCGATGATGATGCTGAACTGGCCGATGACGAGGCCGAAGATGCGCTGGATGATGCTGACGAAGCAGAAGATGAGGCAGAGGACGCGCTAGATGCTGCCGCTGTAGCCGAACTAGCCGCATTAGTCGCATAGGTCTGGGCATTATTGATTGCATCAACTGTAATCAAAGTGCTTGGATTACCGCTGGCATCAAAGCCGAGAGCCTTGTTTGCACGGGTAGCCGCTACCGGAAGCACCATGTTGACCGTGCCGCCGTCTTCGACAGCCGCCGGGTCATATTGAGGAGCCTTCAGAGTGCGCTTGTTTTCCTCGGCAAGCTGCTGGATCATAATGATCTGGCTATCCAGTTGCTCATTTAGTGAGGATGCCTTCAGGTCGCCAGCGGTCACGAAGTCGGTCGTGCGCTCAATTGTCCGAGCGCCGATGATCGTGATGCGGTCGGAACTAGTGGCTGCGCTGACAAGGGTAATTGAGCCAGTGCCGTTTACTGCGCTGATTGTTACGGTGTAATCGGTCGTGAGCGTCAGTTTGGTGGCGTTCTTATAGACGGCCAAATCCGACTGCGTCAGAACGGGAAAGCTAAAGGAATATGGTCCGGTTCCCGCTGACCCGGTGTAAACTACACGCCTCGTTACTGCGGTAATATTATAGTCAGCCATAGCAAATCCCCTGATTTAGACCTTTATACTGTCAACACACGTTTATTTCAATCCGGCCTCTTTTGCCGCTTTATCCAATTCCTTCAATATGTCATTCCCGCGCTTGGCCATCGTGATGCGCTGAGAATAGAGCATATCAATAAACTGGCGCTTTTCTTCCGGCTTCATGCTCTTGTCGGCCACAATCATCGAAATAATACGGGAGTTCTGGGTTAAAGCGTTTTGGATCGCCTGCGGCTTCATCATCTCAAAACTATTGTTTAAGAGGAACGATGAGGCAGCCTCGTCACCCTGCTTGGCAAGAGACTTAAACGTATTAAATGTAATTTCACGTTCGCGGAACGCTTTATAAAACGTCTCCGTTGAGTCAGTCATAGCTTGCGGGTAACGAATCAAAAATGCCTTAACAAAAGGCAAAGATTCGATTGGCTTTTCTGGAAGATTTTTATCAGCAATTATGCCAGCTTGGGCCAAACTATTTTCCATTACTGAGATAATTTGAGGCCCGAGAGACCCGGTCCATTGCCGGATGTAATTATCTACAACCATAGGTGATTGGATGCTAAGCCCTTGTGGAGCGCGGTCCATCCAAGGAAGCGTTCTGATACCCTTAGCAAGCAATTTGGCCGTTTCGGTTGTGTATTCATTATATTGAAATTCTGGCAAGATTTTCTCATCTGATGCCGAAACAATGGGCCGACCAGTAAAGAATGAGCGATTAGCAAATTGCTCGATTTGAGGGACAGCTATTGTAGGAACAACGTCAATCAGTAGACTTTCGGCTAATGTTTTACCAAAGTCCTTTAACGCCTTCGGGTCTTTTTCTACCCAGCTCTCCATGATTCTTTCTGGCAATGAGCCAAAAACAAGGCCGTATTCAAATGGTTTTGGTATTCTGAAGATCGTTAAATCCTCATCCGTTCCGGTCATAATGATCCAGAACACGTTTTTCTGCCAAGCTGGGAGGTCGCGATAGATTGCGCCGCGTGTGGTTATTGTCCCATCTGGGAGTCTTGTCGGGGTTTCATCCGAGTATGCATCCCACCACAAATACATTGAAGGGACCGTGACAGAGATTATACCCTTTGCCGCCGTTTCAAATGGCTTCGTCTTAACCTGACGGATCAGACGATCCATGCCCTGAACACGCGCATTAAGGAACGCGGTGATCATTGACAAACTCTTTAATTTTGACCCTTCGCGAGCAAAGTCTACTGTAACCTCTCTGGAGGAAAGCCCTCTTTGAAAGACTTCAGAAGGGGTATCGCCGGGTTTTGCCAATGCCTTAAATTGCCCCAAGCGTGTAGCGTTTTCGATTACTTCGCTTGTAACGCGTAAAAGCTCAATCGGGCTTTTCATCACGTTAAACGCAGCATCTATAAATTTTGTTTCTTCATTCAATTTTAAGATGTTCTTCTTAATATAATCACGGTCCATTGCGACCATTGCCGCATTAGCGCCGCCAGATTTTAACCAATCTTGGTATGCTGCGTCCTTTTTAAGGAGTGAGCCAACTCCAGACATTGCATGATATATTGGCAAATACCCATTGCCCTGTATAAAGGCTACCATTTGGTCTCTTATAGCGTTACGTGCCATAAAATCGGGAGAAAGCGTTACACCAGCTCGAAGGAATCTTGCCGGAGCGCCAATAATTTTAGTAAACAGGCTTGCTGTTGATGCGTCCATTTGTCGAATAGAGTCAATTAACTCTGGGTCAGCCTTGTAGACTTCACGCTTGCCATCCCTAAAAACGGCAAATTCATCTGCCGCAAGGGTCTGCCACCCGCGCCTAAATACAGACATCGTTTCTTCTGGCATATTGTCGATAGAAATACCGTGATCAGCTAAAAACTTTTTAATCTCTCCAGTATCAACATTAGTTACTTTTGCTTTTGCAGAGACCTTTTCTATCAAATCGGATCGCGCCGATGATTCAGCAAGGTTTACAAGAGATGACAGAACTCTGTTCTTTTCTGCAATGTCTATATAAAGATAAGTATTTTTTACGATTGATTCGATTGGGTCAACAATTTTAAGCTCAGAGCCTTTAATCTTCTTAATCGGGTTTCTTACATTAAGGCCACGAACGCTTTGCGGCTTGCCTTTCTCATCAAAGAACCGATACATCGGCAAATATGATTGGTTGACTTCCAGCATTTGCTGGTATGTCTTTTCATCAATAACACCAGAGTCCTTCATATATTTTGAAATGTTATTCTGATATTGAACGAGATCATCAAATGCTTGTTTGAATTTAGCATTATCAGAAAACTGCTTTAATACTTTAGACGTATCTTCTGGTTTAAAGCCAGTTTCAATACCACGGGTAGAAAGCTCTTCAGCACGACGAGCAATAGCGTATGCTTTAAAATCATCAAATTCAGCCTTAATTGGCTTAATCAAATCAAGTAGAGACTTACCGTTTGTTTGCAATGTATTGAAATCATAGGTGCCGTATTTGAGAAATTGGTCAGCGCGGCCAAAGTTCCCAGCCGTGAGCCGAGCCAGCTCATACGGGTTATCTAGCGTAGCAAGTTTTTCGCCTTCAAGAAGTTTTGTTATCTTTAATATTGGATGGTATTTATCTACAACAGACGTAATAAAGCTATCCTTCATTGCGTCATAATTGAACGTGTTACGCTCAGGTTCTCCAATCCTATCAAGAATATTTTTAGTAGCATCAGACGATGGCTTAGGCTCTTCTATTTTAAGCGGCTCAATATTTTCTGGGCGTAAAACTTCTACTTTAGCTACAGTTTGATTCCCGCCAAAATCTTTTGGTGCCGAGGTTGATTGAAGATCGGCTATTACTTTTTTATTTTTCCTCATTATTTCTGGAAGCATTGATTCATTGATCATGCTTTCAAATGTTGATGGTATATCGTTAGACTTTGAAACAATCTCAGCTTTTAATATTGGGTTGTCAGATGTAAGTTGAACAACCTGATCCGGTTTTACGCCTGTGCGAGAATAAATATTCATCAATTTTGACGCTGTAAATTGTGCGCCTTTCACCCCGCCAACCACAATAGCCGCATCGGTGAAGTCTTGCATAGTAGGCATTTCGCCTTCAATGGTTCGACCAAGAACAGCCATTGCTGCGATTTCTGCCGATGTTCCGGCAAGGTCTGAAATAACTGGCCCAGCGGCTTGCGTTGCCATTTTAGTCGTTGCGCCAGCACCAACTGATCCAGCACCTACTACGAATGCTTTGCTTCCCGCGATTGCCGTTGCCGAAAAACGACCCCAGTAATCGTCCCAATTCTTAATGTTACCCTTTTGCAGATTCTGAATATATGCGTTCCTAATGATTTCTGGAACGGCAAAAGCACCGCCACCAGCACCGAGCATTTGTCCGGTTGGCCCAGCGACTTCAGCGCCTAATTCAGAACCATACCAAGCACCAGCAACCATCGCTGGGAAATCACCAACGGCTTGACCGAGGGAGAAAGCAATACGGCTTGCTGCCGGGTCATCTGGAGAAACTTGTCTGTCTGGCAATGCGTTTCTGGTCATAAGTCCAGTAACAGACATACCAAATCCAGCATCAAGCGCATCAAGGATTGTCAGTGGCTTTTTGCCAGAGTTTTCAATCGTCTTTTTAAGCTGCTCTGTAAACTGATCAAGTTGCGGAACTGGCGCTGCTATACCCTCTGTAGGGGCATAGTTTTCATACCACGGCTTCTCAGCTTCTACGGCTTCATTTGCAGGAGCATATTGATCATACCACTCAGCCATTATGGTTTAGTCCTTACAATCTTCTTCGGATCGTCTTTAGCAATAAACTTAATTCCCTGCCCAGACGGTAGCTTTGCAATTTCGTCTTGCGTAAGGCTTGGTATTTCGGCAGCCTTTCCAGATTCACGCATCATCTCTGCTGCCTGACTTTTAATAATTTCAGACAATGAACGCTTGTAAGTGCTTACCATCGGCCACAAAGAAGTATTCTGAGTCGGGTCAAGGAGTTGATTGGGCGTCAAGCCCTTTGCAATCCCTTCTTTATATTTTCTGTCAAATTGATATGTAAATGCAAGAAATTGATCTTGAGCTAACGGGTCTTCAACGCCAAACTCATTCTTCCCAATAATCACATTCTTTGCGCTATTGATAAATTGAGTAATCTGCTTTGTTTCAAGTTTATCTGGGTTATCAATGAGTGTTCTTAATGTATTGATTTCCGATATACCAATCTTGCCAGAACGAACGTATGGCTCAAGCTGATCAGTTGACACAATTTCACCAGACTGAATCTTGGTGGTTATTTCTAAATATGAAGCTGCGTCTGGTTTCGTATCTTTCTTATTGATATTGTTTAACAAAATACGAAATGTCTCTTTGCTTCCTTCGCCAAATGTAGGAAGATTTGCGGCTTGAATATCGGCAATAGTTACAATACTCGAAGTGTCTCCGGCTTCCATATTTGTAAGCCTAGTAAACAGATCATTTCGTGTTACATTATATGCAGCCTTTTTCTTTGCCTCTTCAGCTTCAACAATGCGCTTATTGTCTGCTTCAGCAAAAGTATTTAACTCTCTAACTGTCTTAACCGCAGCAATAAATTGATCTGGTTGCATGGCCCCTAAAACAGAATCAAGCGTCTTATTCCCAGTTGATTTACCAGTTTTATAATCATTAAGAGTTTTGAGATACGTTTCCCTATCTTCATCAGTAGCAAAAGATAAAGCAATGTTTGTCACGTAGTCTTTACGAGCATCTACCAGAACTTTTTGAAAGTTTTGCAATGCTTGTTCTCTAATAGGCCTAGATATTTTAGAGCCAAGTTGATCTACCTTTTGATACTCTAATGCAATTAACTCATTAACAGATGTTATCTTGCCAGATGTAGGATCATATCTATCACCAGCGGCAAGAATTGAAGCTATTGATTGTGTTCTTGCATCAATTTCTTTTGCAGTCGCAACTTGCGCCTCTTTAATAGAATTTGCAGCAAGTCTTTTTGTAGCAGATAGATATTGCGTATTAGCCTTATATGCTAGTTCTGCTTTAATCTTTTGCGATTCAACTGGGTCAATCTGTTGCACAGCGCCAGAAAAGCCATCAATCATGGCATTCATGCTTTTTAACCCAGCATCAGGTGAAAGCTGGCCAGTTTCAATTTGATTGGCAATCTTTGTCAGCTCTGTATGACTTGCGTAATACATATTTGTGCGAACAACTTCTTGCTGCGCTTTCATCGCCGCGCGGCCAAATACTGTCGTTGCATCCGTTGTCGTTTCTAATGGAGTGCCAGACTTATACGCTTCAACTAATTGTTCAGCCGATGGAGCAGTTTCAGCACCGTATTTTTGACCTTCTATTACTGCTTGTTGTTCTGCTTCTTGTAAATAAAAAGAAGTCATACGGTTCATTTGAGCAGACAACTGATCGAATGGCGCAGACACATCACGGAACTGGCCCTGCGGTGTAGCTACCGCAATGTCGCTAGATGTATATCGTGGCATAATGGCCATTATCTAACCCCTTAGTCGCCGTAATAAACGCCGCGCTTTAGAACATTAGCGCCAGTTGAATTGAGATTTAGTGAAGATGATCCAAGACCTGTAGGCTGCCAACCAATGCCTTGAATCTGAGCGCCAGTCGATAGCAATGTGCCAAACGCCTTGATGTATCCGGCTTGAGCGGCAGCATCACCCTGACGGCGCATTTCAGACGCATTGATCTGACCCCCGAGCAACGCGATCTGTGCGTTGTCTTCGGTCATGATCTTTTCTTCTACGCCCTTACCGAACGCATATTGAGTTAATGCAAGAGCCGAACCGCCAAACGGATCAACGCTACCAGCGGCAGCACGGGCGCGGATTGTAGCAGCGGTAGCTAATGTCTTCTCAAGAACGGCAATGCCTTGCTGCTTATATTTCAACGCATCTGACTTGGCCTGTAACTCTGCTTGTCGAGCCTGTGCATAGGCAGTCTGTCTTTGCGACTCACCAGCGGCAATCGCTCCTACAGCACTAACGGCTGAAGATGCAGCGGCCATAAGGATTGGAACACTAAACCCCATTGTTTTACCCCGTTGGAACGCTTACGCGATAATCTAGGAACAGCAATGTCATCTTGAGTGGCGCAGTCTGGGTTACAGTTACCGAGCCTTCGTAATCGTATCCGAGCAACGGACCAACACGCTTCAGACCTGTAAACTCAGCTACCGGAGCATCAAGGACATTGGTATCAAATGTTCTAAATGGAATTTCGACTCCACCGATTGAAGCGTTTTGCGTCTGATAGAACTCTGCCTCAACTTCGATGATGCGCTTTTTATAGCCACGAAGGTTGCCAGTTTGTATCCGTGGCTCAATCGGCATTGTTGCAATCGTTACCGTATAATCAGTCCCGACGACAAAAGACGTTGCAGACGCACGGTCGAATGTAATTAGGCCACCGCTGCTTGCCGTTTCGTCTGACAGCATAACACCGTCAGCGATGACCTTGACCGTCTTCGCAGCCAGATTGGTAGCCGTGACGTTTGCAGCCGCACCACCAGTGACGGCATTATCTAATGTGAGATCACGATCAAATTGCTCTACATGGTATTTAGTCGTGCCGTTAATTGTGCGTTGCACAACGACATAGATCGTATCGACATCGACTGCGACAGCCTTAAATAGACCGTCCGTTGTAAACTTGCTCGGTGCAATGATGTCCTGAGACCGAAGAACCGAGTATGCCGTGAATGACCCGTCGCTGTTTACGAGCATGAGCAAATCGGCTTCGTCAGTATCCGTAGCTCTGCGTAGCGCAAGATCAACTGGTGTATTGATCAGATGACCGGACAGAACCGAGATATTGTTCGAGATATAGGTCGCCTGAGCATCCGTATAAATGAACTCTTTTACGGTCTTACCGCCACGCTGGACGTATAGTGTTCCGGCTTCCAGACCGACAGGAGACACACCAGCAAGCATACCGTTACGAGTTGCGACACGAACGACGAACTGCGTCGGCGTTAATGGATCACCAAGCCCCTGCGGGACATAGAATTCTGCGCCAGTGGTAAAGATTTGTAGATCGCGGCCAGAGTAAATATCTACGATAGCATTGAACTGATCGACATCGAGTGTGGCTTCCAAGCCATCGTCATCATTGCTTGCTTGTTTATCAAAGTTGAAGACATCACCGACACGGCTACCCCAGAGAGTTGATGGTCTGGTTTTTGATCCACCAAAGAATAGGCGACCTTCGTGGAATGTCACACTACGCGGCCAACCACGGGTTGCTGACCAGCTATGCTCATAACCACGCTCGATCTCCCATTCACCGGAAGCATACGCCGATGTCTGGCTAAACGGGATTTCTACCTGAGCTTTAACTTTTGTCGTGCTGACATAGGTAACAATACGAGCGCGGCCATAACCGTAACCATCCTTGACGTTGATATATTGCTCAACATCTGTCGAAACGAATGTGCCGCCAGCGCAAGTTAATTCGATGAACCCTGTCGATGCAGACGGAGTCAAAGTTGTCGATGGGCTACTTGTCGTTATTGTGAAAGCATAATGCGGGATATAGTTGAATGAGATTGTGCTGAGTGTCCAAGAGGCATCGGTAGCCCCACGGACCAGCTTCAATGGGGCTAAGTCCTCATGCACAAAGATCATTGTGTCTGCCGACTGAGCATATTTCAGGTTTGGCAGAATGGCTGATGTCAGTGTCGATGCGGCCAGATATGGATTGCCAGAACCGTTGATGTTCGTAACCAGCACACCGTTCTTGAAGATGTAGATGCGCTGATCGACGACTGCGAACATATAAGAGTCAGCAACCGAGAACTCGAACGGGATAAGCGAGACACCATTCGCGGCACTGGCCGGAAGATCATAGATGAACTTCAAACCCGGACGACGGCGCACACCACCCTGCGGGATGACGACTACGTTTTGAGCGGTCTTTAATGCTGAGAAATATTGATTAAGGTCGATACGACCACGCAATAGCGGGTCAACCTCTCCAACCGTGAAGTTCGTTTGGATATTGACAATCTTCATCAATACCTCACATGAACAAGAGAGTAGTCCTCAATATATTGGTTTGGCTGGTTCTGAGCATCAATCATTGTAGCCTGACGGAAAAAGCCGCCACGACCATTGTCGATTGGACCACCGACAGCCATGCCCATCCAATACTGTGATTTGCTGATCTGATCTGTCACTGGCTCGGCAAAATGCCAGCACAGGAAATATTTAAGAAGCTGAACAAAATACTGCGGCAGCGCATCCTCAGACACATCATACTGGTAATCTATCCAGATAGATGAGTAGTTGGTCTGAATCTTTGAGCCAATCTTTTCCCACTCGGTGACAGGACGGCCACCGGAAGATGTCGTGATGAACAGCGCCCTAGCACCAGCAATCAGGTCGCCGGGAAGCGCAAACTCATATTTCCACTCTGTGACCGGAGTGGTTTCGAGCTTGGCAAGTTGTTGCTTCTTCATAGAGAATGACCACGGATACATGGTCAGCAACATAACCTTCACATCGTCATAGAGCCGATCTGTGATCTGAGCTGCCGATGAACCATCCGAGAAAGATGTAATAATGTTCGTGCCGAGCATAATCAGGGCATCGTTACAAATTTTCAGTTTGGTATCGCCTGTAGCCATTTCAGGACTCCATTACGAAAATATATATATTCCAAATGACTTAAAGAAGAAAGCCCCGGCCCATTTCTAGGTCGAGGCTCTCAATTTCGTCAGTTACCGGGCCGATTAGTCGGTGTCGGTAGCTGAAATGGTCGTGCCGTCAGCGATGTCAACGGTCGTGCCATTGTTTGAGTTCACATACGAGATCACAAGCGACGGGGTCGTTGTGTCGTAGAGGAACAGAACGTCACCGACCTTCACGATGGACGCGACTGCGTTGAAGTATGCAGCCGTGTTCATTGTTGCCTGAGTGTCGGCAGACTTATAGCTATACAAAGAGGGAGCATTTCCCGCCTTGTTAGCCGCGATGGTGTTCCAGCCAGCAGAATCAAAAGCCATAGTTCAGTCTCCTTCTCACGATTCGCGGCAGGTGATCTTGACGATGCCTTCGTCGTCAATGGCGACTGCACCAGCAGAGAACATGCTGTTCACAAGGAACGATGTCTTTTCAGGGACATAGTTGATCTCTGTGCGCTGGTTCATGCCGATGCCCATGCCGACTGCGTCACGGTGGAACGCATAGCATGTGCGGTCAAGTGAGCCATCAATCGGGAGGCCGCCTTCTGAGCGGTCACCGATGGTGACGAACTTGAAGCCGAGGAAGGTGTCGATGTCGCCAGAAACGAGCGCACGGACTGAGTTGAAATCAGCCGAGGTCGTCTGGGTTTCACCGAGCAAACCTTCGAGGCCCGAAGCCGAGATGACCATGCAACGGCCTTCCATTGGGACGTTGTTCTGATCAAGCAACTTCTTGGCGCGGCGGAGTTTTGCCACATTGAGGTTGGTGGTTGCGCCACCGACGCTGTTTGCAACTGTCAGCGAGGTGCTGGAAGCTGCGAGAGCATCGAGGAGGATCTGGTCCATACGGCGGCCAATCGCGCTCGACACGACCGAAACGAGTTCGCGGCGTTCGTCGAAGTTGACCTTTGCCTGATGGAAGATGTCGCTGTATTCGGCAGCATTCCAATCGGCCATCGTTGCCGTGACCTGTGAATAGCTGACGTTAAGCGGCGAAACATCGGTCTGAGGAACGCGGATCGTAGCCGAGCCCTTGCCGATTTTCGGGAACTTTACTGTAGAACCTTCGACACCGTTGCGCTCACGGACGAGGCCAGCCAAAGCGCGTGACGCTTGATAGGCTTGCTTTACTTCCGCGTCGAACAGCGTGACAAAGGCATTGGAGATAAGCTGTGCCATTGTATTGCTCCGTTCGAGGTTAAGGTTTACTCACGCAACGGTTATCCTGTCGGGCCGTTCACTTGGGATTTTATGGTTCCCCAACCAGAAATATCCGGCCTTACGGTTATCGGACGGGTGAATAAATAAATCACCCGCCCAATTCTGTCAAATTAACCCGGAATTGCCTGAGCAAACATCTTCTCAACCTTGCGGGTGAAAGCCATGTCTTTTCCGTAACGCGGGTCGCCGACCATTGCGTATAAGTCATCTTTAGATACGCCTTGCTCTTCGATCATACCGCTAGTTGGGATAGCCATTTCGCCAGAGGCTTGACGAATCTTGTTCAAAGCCGACACAAAAGCGGCGCTTGTAGACGCTTGGGCTACGGCATTGAGTTCTGCTTCGTTCAGGATCGACCGACCCAACTTACCAAGCCACTGGTTATTGGCCTTGATGATCTCGTCTGCACGGTTGCCGAGCTTCTTGAGTTCAGCCTCGCGGCTTACTTTCATCTGCTCCATAGCACCGGAGACGTTATCAAGGTAGGACTTGGCGATCTTCTCGAAAGCATCCTGAGACAGACCGAGTTCCTTAGCCGTAGCCAGATAATTGACCAAAACAGGGTCATCATCCGGCACATTGGCAGCCTTGAACGCTTCAAGATTGTATTTACCGTCCTTCGGAGCCTTGTGTTGACCCTGAGAGAACTTGGTTCTTAACTCATTGTAGGACTTGGCAAGCGCCTCAACGTCTGGACCGTCAGCATCTGACCAGAAATTCTCCGGCCAAAAGTCTGGGCGTTCCAGTTTTTCGTCTTCTTCTGGTGCTTGAGCCGCTTTTTCCTCTTCGGTGAGTTCCCGATGTTGGATTTCGACTTCAGTTTTTGTTTCAGTTACCGTTGCTTCAGGAGCTAACAGGCTCTGGTTGTCGGTTTGGGCAGAGCCCTCTCCGGCCTGAGTTGTCTGTTCTTCTGTCATTAAGTCCTCGCACGTTTGATCCGCTCTTTGATAAGCCGAACGACGCTATTTTGGCCTTCTCTATGGAAGCCATGAGACGCTTCGTCTCCCGGGAACCAAGTCGGTTGTTCGAGAAACCGATTTTCTAATTCAGCCAATACTTTAGCGCCAGCTTCGGAAGTGAACACCAGAGCGTAAAGGGTGTCCAAATCCTTCTGTTTATTTGGTTCTGTCACAGATTACTCCCCTAATGGGTAGCGTTCATCTTCGGAGGCAAACGGAGATTTGTTTTGACTTATCCGATAGTTAGCAAAATCAACCGCTTTTTTAATAATGCTTTCAGGTATCTTTTGAAAAAATGTCTTATCTTTAGGGTCCAATGCTAAGAGCAGGTTGACTTCCTTTTTTGTAAGCGTTGGAACAAGCAACGGCACTTCTGTCTCTTTATTATCAATCATTATACCCATCGACAGTTCTGTAGAAATGCCGCCGTCTGGACGCTTTAATTCGCCAAAGTAACCACTGCCTTTTTCCGTATTGTCAGCACGTTTTCCATAATTAGGCATTACTGAAGACTCCTCATCAATGCTTCTTGGTTGCCAGCGCCCTGTGGTGCTGCGGCCTGAGCCTGTTGCTGTTGGGCCATTGCCTGCATCTGTCCATATTGTTGGGCAATCTGTTCACGCTCTTCCGGCGTAGTAAGGAGTTTACCCGGAACACCGAGACGTTCAGCCACGAAGTCGATGATCTCATCCTTCTTGATGGTCATCATGGCCTCTGGACCCATGCCAGCGACGATCTGAACGAACTGCATAACATCGTTCAGTTCTTCCATATTCTGCGCTTGAGCCAGCGGGGAGATCGGGACGATCTTAACTTCCTCGCCATTGATCTTCAGCGGCAAGTCGATGTCACCGTTCTGGTCCATAATGAACAGAATACGGCTGACAATCGGAACCATTGCCTCGGTAATCAAGCGGCCAAAGGCAGCACCGAGGTTTTGGGCCAATTCATTACGACGCTGGACCACTTCAGTTGCTGATCTGGCTGACATATTGTCAGGTGGCAACGTATCATCAAGCAGCATCTTCTTGATATTCATACGCATATCGTTGATTACGAGTTGCGCGACGTTGAAATCAGCCGACTTAGGCAAAGGTGTCAGGCTTGGGCCCTGCGGTCCACCGTTACGGGCTACCGGAATGATCGCACCGGGTTGGATTTTGACGTTCTGAGGGTTGATTACCCCGTCATCTGCCGCTGTATAAACACCCGAAACGGCCAAAGAAGCGTTCTTCAGGACCAGTTCTAGCGTCTTATTCAGGGTTTTTACGTCCGGCATAGCCGTGATCAACGGGCCACGACCGTAAACTTCCCCTGCAACCTTCATGTAACGGGTTACGATCCACGGAGAAACCTTCATCTCGCGGTAAACGAGCATGATCTTCAGCTTCTCATGGATCACGTAATAGCAGTAGCTACCCGTATCCTTGTTGAATACGGTTGCTTCTAGCAACTCGACATCATCAGTTGGCTTCCGGTCGATTTGTTGCTGCAATATTGGAGAGATGTTGGCATCCGGCCATTGCAATGAGATGGCATCGCCCTTCATCTTCATCTTGCGATAGACGTTATCGACCGTGCCGTGCGGCCCTTCTTCCAGTGATACGAGATATTGCGGAACCGCCGTAAAGCGAATCGGAGCCTTCTCGTCACCCGGCTGGATGAGCATGATCGCTGTGCCAACGGCCAGATCAAGCAAGAACTCTGACATCGACAAGTCAAAGTTCGTTTGACGCAGGATGTTGAACATCCGCTCATTGTAGAAATCCAGAACAGTCTGGACCTCTGCGCGGCGTTGCATCGGGATTCCGTTACCAGCCTGAAGACGACACCAAGCGCGGTAGGGAGGGAACAGGCTTGATTGGATACGATTGGCAAACCGTTGAGTCGAATGGATGGCAGTCGAGTCATAGACCTTCTGCATCTTCTTCTGACCCGGAACGCCGCCTTCGTAGTTTCCGTCATAGAGATTGCGCTGTGGAAGTGCGTATTCGTAGCACTCCTGATAGATTGTGCGCCACTCGTCCTTCTTGGATGCGGCCAGACTAGCGCGTTTGATTACGTTTTCAACACTCATCTTGGCCATAGCACCCTCACTTCTTCTTTGATTTGCCAGCTTTTGACAAAGCAATAGCGACAGCCTGCTTCATTGGCTTGCCGTGCTTCATTTCGAGCTTGATATTTTGCGAGATCACCTTCTGTGACGAACCAGCTTTAAGTGGCATCTTCAGACTCCTTTTCTTCCATTGCCTCTACTTTTGCATATTTCTCATCGGTAATAGGGCCACCAACGAGCCAAGCATCACAAGTGCGTTGAGCCGCACACTTGAACGCAAACAATTCGCAGAACCCTAGATCGGCAGTCGCTACGACAATGTCGTCATATCCGCCTTCGTCTTCAGGCGCTTTCTCAAGACCCTTCTCGATGCAATCCATCATCTGAGATGTCTGGATGAACGCTGCACAATTCCCGCAGCGCATGGTCATCGCTTCAGGAACAGTCACGTTATACATCGCTGCCTTCTTCAGCCAGAAAGCCGCATTAGGTTCGTTCGGGTTTGGCGGCCCATAGCCATACATGATGAACGCATGGTTACGGTTCTTCAGGTTATGGGAGATGTCTTGCGTAGCAAGTGGGCAGGCATATTCGCCCGGCTCCTCAGTCTCCATCTCTGCTTTAAGAAGTGCCATGATCAGCCCTTTTTCTTCATCATGGAAACACGCATATTGTCGATCAGATTAGGATAGGGACGGCCAGCAGCAGCCGCCATCTTCTTGGCCTTTGCTTTTTGCTCAGGAGTGAGCTTCTTGCTCTTGCCGAGAGACTTCGGACGCTCCTTGTCCCAGACTTCCTTCATGATCAGTCCTTCATGTTCTTGATACGCGCACTCAAAGCAGCGGCTTTCTTCTTCGCATCAGCGGTTGAGGTGGCTCCCCAAGCCCTTAATGCAAGAAGTTTCCGAGTTGGGCGACCTTTCTCATCACGATCTGGGCCTTTGACACCAGCCATTCTAGCCAAGAAACTAGCTTTGCGGCCAAGAGCTTCGCGTGATTTAGGAGCGCCTTTGACAGGAGCCTTGAGATTAGACCCTTCAGTGCGCTTAAAGAAAGCTCGACCAGCGGCATTGAGTCCACCTTTCGGGTTCTGATACTTCTTAGCGACCATTAGAGACCACTGAGTTTTGTCGGGAGACCAGTTTCAGGAGCAATACGCTCTGGCGAAAGCAACTGACGATAGCCGCCACGGGTTCGAGCGCGGATAGATGCAGCAAGCGCACGACCCTGCTCGGCTTCCTGAGCGGTCAAACGCTCTTCTTGCTTTTGCTGAATATCCATCTGACGTTGCTGGGCAGCCGAAGCGCCATCATCGCGTCTGTCTAGTCCGAGAGCTTGTGCTATGAATCCCATGATTCAACCTCTTAAAAATATGAGCATCACACCCGTCTGGGGCATAGGCTTCTAGGAACGCCTCATGGCTGAATCCTATCAGTTCTGCCCATCGCAGGGCATAAGGATTATCATTTCTGACGGTTATCTGCAAACGACGCACATTACCAAGCCTAGATATGTGTTCGATCATCCGGCGGCTGCATCTGGTAAAGGTAACGATATTCTCGTTGGCAAAGTTCTTGTCCTTAAAGACCGTCACTTCCCAATTACCCGGCCAGAGATTGTATAGCAGATAGGCCGCTACTGGTTTTCCGTCTATTAGGACAGAAAAGGCATAAAAATTGTTAGCATACGCGACAACTATGTCATCGAAATTGTCATAAGCCGCGACCGTTCTTTGGTCTAAATCAGACAATTCCATGTCATGAATGTGTTTCACATGGAACTCTGTCGGTATCCATGTCATTGGGAACTGTGCTGATCCGATAATCTTCTGATCCGGCATCATGCGAATACGTCGAAGTCCGTGTTTGCGGTTGTGGTTGCGAAGGGTTTACCGCCGATATGGTGGCCACGGGTCAGTGTCCTAAACTCACCGCCGCCAAGCATAAGATACCCAAAAGCGTCCCCGATATGAGAATGTTCATTCTTGTTTGGCGCGTCACGGAATCTATCTGTGCCTCCACCGACTCCAATTCTTTTAAAATGATACCCCCCTGCAAGGCTTTTTCTAAGCCTTTGGCATCCTGAGTCGAGGATAAGTCCGGGTTTTCCATCTATGAGCCTCTGCATTGGCAATGCCCCAGCTTCACGGCGAACCATAAAGTCGTTTGACGCAGTTGGCTGGGCATTTAGACCGAGGGTTTTCAGATAATCAAAGGCTGTTACTTCGAAAATACCATCACGCGCCACACCAGCCGGGTCGCCCCAGATAAAGATTTGGGCTTTCGGGAAGTGCGTCATGACATCGTGCATCAGGATTTGCCCGAATCTTTCGAGGCCCATCGAGAACGAGACGATTTCGTGAAGGATATGCCAGCGGCCATTACGCATTTTCTGGCCGAAGACAGCTGCGGGAGTCAGTCCAAAGTCTAATCCAATTTGTAGCGGGACTGCTGGATCATAATCGAGCTTATCAACGACCATAAGGGAGTCTGTGTATTCAGGCCAGACGGCCTTTCCTTCTTGGACATAGACATATTGGCCACCGACATAGCATTTGATCCAATCGAGGTTTTTGCCACCGAGTTGTTGCTCGTAATAGCCGGGGGGAAGGTTATTCAGGTTCTCGGCTGTATCATTTATGGTCCAGTGCTTCCCAGCGGCGGGGATCGCACCGGGATGATCGGCTGGCACTTCCACCATTCCGGGGGGTTGCTTGAAGAATTTCCACTCGTATTTGCCGCGAATTGGCTCTTTTTCGGACAATCTATACCACCAATGGTCGGTATCCATCGGGTTCGTATCGGCCCAGATACCACGCCAAGTCGGTCCACCGTGAAGTTTAGTCGGGAAACGACCGACGCGGTGTGTTAGGCCCTGAATAACAGCTAGTGGCAGTTCTCTGGCCTCATTCACCCAAGCACCAGTGAGTTCGAGAGACAGTAGTTTACGGACATCTTTTGGCTGATCAAGGGCCAAAAATATAACTTCGCAGTCCACTCCGGGTATTCCATCCCGACCCGGCAGTTTCAGATGGTGTGTAATCGGAGGGGACCAGCGCATTGGCCCCCAAACATCCTCTGGAAACAGGTTTTGCCAAGTCTTGATCGTAGTGGTTCGCAACTCAGGATACGAGTTACGGACGATGACGAAGCGCGTATAGCGCGTATTATCGACCGGAGACGGTCTTTGCTGGACGGCTTTCAGGAATATCTCGGCAGCACAGGCATAGGATTTCCCACTACCGACAGGGCCGAGGAGCCCACGGAAGAAGGCATCGTTATTGAGGAACTTCCAAGTGGTCGGGGCTTGCGAGAAGTCGAGGTCTAGGCCAGCGGCGGCGAAAGACTCTGCGGCTTCATTCCGGGACTTCTTCTTCGGCGCTTTCATGCTTGATCTCATAGGTTGTTGTGGCTTGCGGTCCACGGATATTGATACCGAGGATAGACGGTCGTTGCTCGTCCGACCCGATTTCTAGTAGGCCGTGATGTTTACTGAGAAGGCGGAGAGCAGACAATTTGTCGTGCATTTCGACTTCGATAGCGTTCCCGTCCTTGGTCGGCGTGACTTTGACCTTCTTGATCGACTTCTGAACGTGCAAAGGCAAGTCGTAGGAGTTCTTTACCATCACATTACCAGTGGAGTCCCATGAGAGGACATCGGTAATGGCTGCCGAACCTATGGCCTCAATCTCATTCAGGACAGCTTCCCGCTTGTCTTCCGAACCAGAAGCGACAGACCGCCTCATAACTCTAACTCTACCCATGCAATCTCCATATCAAATGTTAAATTTACTTGGGGAATGACCCTTAAACTACCTTGACAGATATTGACTTAGACACCGCGAACCCCCTTAGTTATCCCCGTGAGGGGATACATCGTAACTTAGCTTAAACACGTTCTCCGAAAATTGAAAAAAAATTGAGCGGCCTACCCCGCAGTAGAGGCCGACCCCCGGGGGAGGGATAGTGCCTCTCACACAAAGCACCCCCGTTGTATGAGCACCGCAAGAGACGGTGGTAGCGATCCATAGCGGTTGAGGTGAAGCCGAAACGCTTGAGCAATAGCCGATTGATTGACACC